GGCAAGCGAGCTAGCATATCGTGCCAATCGCGATGGAAGGCGGAGCGGCCGAGAGTGCACCAGGTGGAAGTTGAGCGAGCTAAACGATCATTCATATCCGCACACATCTCCCCCAACGCCACATTGTGATGCAGCGGTGAAGAAAGGAAAGTACGCAGTTCGCTCAATGCAATTTTTTCCGGTGGGCGCAGTTCATCAGACTTCACGGTTGATCCCCACAAAACGTCCCACGCAAAATGCGCTTTACGGTACTGTTCGTAGAAATCCCAGAATTCATCATCGGCCAAGGCATCAGCTTTTGTTGGCCACCGCCAATTAAGGGGGTAACCAGGCGTCGTCCAAGGGCGAAGAGTCCAGGCATACATACTCGGTGAAGTGAGTTTGGCGCCTCCCATTGCAGGATAGAAGTGCTGGATTGTCCACTCTCGCGAAATATTCCACAGCTGCCGATTGAGCACAGGCTGTGGCCGGTCGTATTTTCTCGTCGAGTGATAAGAAGCAAAATGAGATTTTTGCGACGGAAAATATTCTTGCAGAGCTTGCTCAATGTGCTCTTGTTCACCACGTGGAAGGGTTTGAAAAAAATCAAAAAAGAGCTTATCACCCCACCATCGATCTCGTGGTTCTTTAGCGCGGCGCCGGATTCGACCGCGCAACGGCATTGAGCAGCCTTCCCAAACAGATGCAAATTCTTTCGATACCCCAGGTGGCCCATTGAAAATCGCACGAAGAAACATTGGATAGTGATCTTGTAGACTTTCTTTCTGTACTGGACCACCGGGGCACCGTCAGGCCACTGGAGCGTGATCGGGTTTGCCATCTTTCCAGGGCTTACCCAAGATCTCGCGCCAGCTCCACAACGGTGTTGCTCGATTGCATTGTTGGGTTTGTTCGATGTGCATGGCCAGAGCCTTGTTATCATGGTACAAACAAGCTCCACATGTTGAAGGGCTCGTATGTGCATCATGCCGCCCGGCCGGATCCAGATCAATATGTCGAGTGTACGCAAACTCTTCGACAATATTATCCGGTGTAGAGCGAGGCGAAGCAATGACCATAACAGCAGGCACGGGCTTCACAATTTGACCGATTCGAGCGCCCTTATGTTTCGGAAACAAATGCTGTATGGTTGCCCATGCGAAGTCATGTGCTGGATAGACATGCCATAACAGCTCACCGGATGCACTTTCCTTGCCATCAAAAGTTGTAAATGTCATCTGTCGTTTGGCCTGAAAAGGCGCAGTTTTTGCCTCCCAGGCATTCCAATCACTTGTTCCGTCTGGCGCAAAATAGTGAGCTGGAAGAATTGCTTCATTCTGCACATGAGTTGAATGAGTAATCAAGCGGCCACCCTCAAACAGCAAAAATTGATGGTCACGAATGGGCTGAGGATCCACACGGCCAATGCCGAATTGGCCTTCCTTCACCGGTCGTTTGGTTTCGTCAACGGGAGGCCCTCCTTTGACAGGATTGCAACTCACGTAGTGAACACAATGATGACCACCGCAATGGCGATTACAAGCTACCCCGGATGATGTAAT